CGCCATAGCAGGCATTTCGCCGATCAATTCGCCGCTGGTAATCATACCGTGCACTGTACCCATTACAACTTCTTGAATTTGCTCTGGCGTCATGTTGGCCGCCGTGGCCGCAATGCGTTTGGTTTCGGCGTCATACGCTTTAATTTGCGCTTCGTAATCTTTACGCTTAACATCTTGAGCTTCAAACGATTTTTGAACGTTTTGAAGCATCATGTGCATTTGCTCCATCTCTTTGCCCATCGCTTGAATCTGTTGTTCAGCAGCTTGTAGCGCAGGAGACTTATCAGAAGCGTCCAAAATCTTCGGGTCGATAGTACGAGCAAAACGATCCGCCATTTCCTGAGCACCGGGCCAATCCATGTTCTTGATGAACAGATCGCCAGCGACCGCCCAAAGTTGCGGGTTGCCTTGCAGCAGTTGCGTCATGGCGTCAAGCGCTTCTTGACGCTTGGTCATGTAGCTTGGACCAACCGTGACGCACACATCGTACTTACCGACGCTTGGGTTGTAGATTTTCTCCAACACAACCGCAGGGTTGTTGGGATCTACAATCTTTTTAACAGGTTCTTGTTGCGTCGGATCAATCTTGGCGGTGCTGATCTCACCGTCCATACCAATGATGCGTGCAATGCGTTGAGTGTCATAGATTTTAGGAATCAAATCCACAATCTGACGTGTGCTGAACCGAATTGCACGGGCAAGATTGTCACCATAATGGTATGTACCAATGTCGCTTTGCTTTTCACGCGCCAAGATCGCGCGCCCTGTGCGCTCGTTTGACGTAGCGCCCAGACTAGAATCATATTGACCTGTAGTAGCTTTGATGTCGTCCGAAGCACCCATTTTGGCTTGGATAAGGCCAGTTTGCGCCATTGGTGGTTGCGCGCGCATAGGAAGCGGCAAAACAGACCCTTGACCGTCTGTAACGTCAGGGTTGACTTCTAAATATGGCCAGTTGTTGACGTTAGCCGTTTTCCACTGCTGCTCGTAGCCTTCAAACTGACCGCCGTAGCCAATAAATGGGGCTTTAGGCGCCAGCGCCAACATTTCCGTTTCAGCCGATACCCAATAATTATACATGCGCTGGGCGTCTTTGGCGTTACGCACAATCCCCGCCACAAAGATGCGTCCGTCAACTTCAAATTCGTTGCCGACAACACGAATTACCGGGATCCATTTACCGGCCCATTCGTTTTCTTCCAGCATTTCATAGCCATTAGTCTTACACCATTTGATCTTGCGTCGATCAACAATGCGTTGACGAATGGGCTTCATGCCCATAGACTTGTAATGTTTGTCTTCGGGGTCACCGTCAAAAACCGAGACATTCCCGACGTATAAGTTTAATTTAGCGCTTTCGTGCTCGATATAAAAGTACTCGGCAATGCGGATTGTGGTATCGTCAAGCCATTGTTCTAGGCTTTCGTCGCCCACGCCTTGCGCCATGATCGACGTGACAGGTGCTGCGTTCGGAAATTCGCGCTCGTACTGCTCCTTGGGCATGTCTTCAGTAATGAAGCACCAATTCGCGTCCGCGCCGCAAGGGTCTTGAATTGCTGGGTCCATATAGACACTAAACGAGTTACGGATGCGCTCCAATTTAATGTCTTGGTCAAACGAGTTTTCGTCGCAATAATCTGTCAGGATGCGGTAGTAACCTTCGCCGTATGTGACTTGGTTCTCGCACGCAGTATCATAGACAATATCGGCATCCGAGATGTACTCAATGTGCCGCACCATGCCTTCAAAGATTTCAGCGACCTCAACGTCCGCTTTGTCATCGACGGGAATGACTTTACCGCCGGGGCGGTTTTGACGTTGCTCGTTGGTGATCTGCCGCACATGCTGGGGCAGCTTGTTGATGGTCAGGCAAGGGCGGGCGTTGATCGTTTGACCTTGCACCGATCCGCGGGTTGCCAACACGTCGGCGGGCCATTGCCATTGATTGTCGGGGGAGCCCGCAAAAAACCGCAAGTCGTCCAATTCGTCTTCGCGGCTTTCAGAATACGCGTCGATTGCCACAGTTAGACGGTGGCGCATTGTCGCCAGCACGTCGTCTTTTGACCGTTCTTTGGCAGACCCTACGTTGGCTACGCGGCCAGCGCCTTTAATCCCTGTGTAATCAGCGTTTGACATTATTTCTTCTTTGCCTGTGCTTGACGTTTTGTGGCGTAGGCAATGGCAACCGCCTGTTTGACGGGTTTGCCTGCGTTTACTTCAGCTTTGACGTTTGATTTAAACGCTTTAGGGCTTACTGATTTTTTCAAAGGCATTTTAAATCCTTACGCAGCTGTGTGCAAAATAGCGTAGTTAAGGTGCAAAACCTCGCTATATGCGTTGTTTGTGCTGTTTTTAATGACAACATTAAACGTGCCATTGTCAATACCCGCCACAAACACGTTGTACGCCCCGACCGTGCCGCCTGTACCTACGCTGATAATGACCACATCTTTAGCCGACACTGCGGCGCAAGACACAGTAAACACCGCCTGCGCGCTTGGCGCCAGTTGCGAATTAGCAGTGATGATCTGACCCGACGGGGTATCGCACTGGACGTTGGTTGCTTTGGTGTTTTGTTGCGTAACCGTGTTGTACGCGCCTGTAGCATACCCAATGGTGCTTGTGCACGCAATATTGGCCGCCTGTACAATATTAGCGCCAACAATGTCTTGATCGCTGTACGCTACGCCGATTGGCTTTGAATTCGGCATTTACGATCCCATCCATGAAAGGTTAAAGTCTACGTTCTTGCCGCTGTATGACCGACGCGGCGCGGAATCGCGGTATTCTCTGTGGGCGACAGGATAAGCAAACGTCACCGCCAGCGCATCGGCGGCGTCCGGTGAGGCTAAACCCCGTGCTCGCATCTCTTTTTTTCCTTCTAGGAAAATCGTCCCAGATGAGTTTGGCTTTTTCATCGGGCCTGTCAAGTCCGATTTTAACTGCCGGTCGTCTGGGATAGACGCAGATTTCAACCACTCGCGCATAGCGCCCCATATCTCGGCGCGCTTATTGCCCCACATAATAGAGTTTTTAGCCTTCCAGCCAAAGTTTACCCCACGCACCTTATACCGCTGTTCATTCAATCGGTCAAGGATGCCATACCCCAGCCCGCCCTCGTCGATGGCGACCAGCGTTGGCTTGAATTCTTCAATGGCGTCAATCACCCGCCCGACGATCTGCATGGTGTCTTCGCCTGAGTACCGTTTGATGGCGATCAGGTCGCGGCCTTGCCGCACCGCGATCACGGTGCTGTCGGCCCCGCCGCGCGCCGGGTCGATCCCCATTACGATAGGCGCGGTCATGTCTTTGTGTGGTTCGCGCTTGATTGCGTCGTTGACCATGTTGGGCGCAATGAACTGATCTTCACCCGCGCTTGGAAACTCACCATACACTTCCACACAGGCTTGGTTGGAGTCGGCGCCATACTCCTCGATGATCTGCTCATAGACCTGTTTGTCGGTGTCCTCGACCGTGCGGGCGTCTACCTTCTCCGTATCCCAAAAGTTCCGTTTGGCGTTGAAGCACTCAAAGAAATACCCTTGATTGCGCCGCGGGTTGGAGAACGCGAACCAATACCGATCCAATATGTTTTCCGTAAAGAAGCCCGCGCCCACCGACCAAATGGCGTCGGGGATACCGCTGGCTTCATCAAATATGAGCATCATGCCGTCGTGGTTATGCACCCCCGCATAGCTGTCAGGGTTTTCTTCCGACCACAGTTTACCCTCCGCCGCCCAATAGCGCGTCCCCTTCTTCAGGTCGCGCTCGACCAGTTCGCACACCCATTTGGCAGGCATCAGCTTGGTCGCGCTAATCTCCCACCAATGGTTGTTGATCGCCATCGCCGCCCACTTGGTCAATTCGCCCCATGTCACCGACCGCAACTGCGCTTCGGAGTTGGCGGACACAATGACCGTCGAACCGATCCGTGTTGTTAGCATCCACAGGATTAGCCAACTGACCAACGCCGACTTACCGATCCCGCGTCCTGAGCTGACCGCTTTGCGCAGTGTGTCCATTTGTATCTGGCCGCGGTTGCGTTTAATGTGGTTGGCGATGTCGCGCAGCACCTTGCGCTGCCATTTGCGCGGCCCGTGAAACTTGGCTAACGGCGTGTTGGGTTGGCCCCACGGGAACGTAAATAGGACAAAGGCTTCAGGATCATCCGCGATCTGCGGCGACCACAACCTCGTCATCAACAGTTGTTCTTCGTCCGATTTGTATATCGGCATTTGAGCCATTAGGAATTTCCTTAAGCGGTTCGTGGTCTATAACTGTAAGCCGTGACGCAGCGTCAGACAACGCCTGTGTGATCGAGATGCGTTGGTAGACGTCCACGCTTATCTCTTGTTTGGCCGTCCAGTCGTGACGGTGTTGCAAGATTGCCAGCGCCGCTTTGGCGTCGCCTTCGGCCGCAGCGGCGTGCATGGTGCGTGCGGCCGCAACCTCGCTGTCGGCGCGTCCTTTAAGTTCCGCCATTTCTGCGGCGGGGTCAAGTTGGCAAAGCTGACGGTATTCGGTTGGCAGCATCCCGGCGGCAAGCGCCAAGGAATCGCCTTTTAACCCAAGGCGAGCTGCGTCGTATATATCCTGTAGGCGTTTTTCAGTCGCCTTCACTTCACGGGGCGAAAACGGAATTGAGTGAAACATGCCGACAATTTAGCACGCAATATATAGTGTTACAAGTTTCAATTTTAAAAAAAAATTTTTTGTGAGACCTCCCTGACACATAGGGCCGGGCTTAGGGCCCAGCCCCACCCTCCTTTTTCAATCCCATTTTTAACCCCACTCCCACGCATGACATGGCACAAGTCTTGCTAGTAACATGTTACGATCTTGCAAAATAGGACGCAGCTCGCCGATCGGGATTGCATCCCAATCAATAGGACAATCTCAATAATGGGAAATGTGGGCAATGTAGGCAATCGTTTTTTAGTCGCTCGCTTGCTCAATTATGTTGCAGTGCAGCATAGGTTTGGATGCGTCCCGATTTGTGGGATGTAGGCAATGTAGGCAATGTTGCCATGGGAAAAAAATTGGCGCAGCTCTACAGAATTTTCGCCCCAATTATTTTATAGGATTATATACCTATAATTATTTAGATTTTTCAGGTATATAATATAATGACTAACATTACCTACAAAGCCACAAAACCCTTTATTTTCAAAGCCATGCATGTAGGCAATCTAGGCAATTTTTCATTGCCCACCGATTGCCTATACTACCAACACAAAAAAAGTTTATGAAATGCAATAAAAAGTATTGCACTATTTAAAAAGGCGTGCTACACATAATGGACAGCGCGACAATGTTGCGCTGCAACACTAGAAAAGGACAAGACAATGACACAAGTAAACATTAAAATATTGAAATCCGTTGCAATCGCTGCAGGTAAAGAAATTACACGCTATTATTTGAACGGCGTGCAAATCGAGATCGGCTCGGCGGGCATTGTGCTAGTCGCAACAGACGGTCATAGGTTAATCGCAGCGCATTGTGACGCGGAAGTGACACAACCACCATGCACAGGAATTGTGCCGTTGGATTTTATCAATAAAATCAAAATCGACAAATCGACCGATTTCGGCGCAATATCAATAAACGGCGACGACGTGCGCATAGAATATGCAAATTCCGTTTACATGACGAAAACAATCGACGGAACCTACCCCGATTGGCGCCGTATTGTACCGCGTGAAGCGTCAAACGAACCCGCGCAATTTAATCCGGCCTATCTTGCGGATTTTGCCAAAGCAATGAAACAAGCGGACACAACAGGACGTTCCTTGCCTGTTATAAATTACAATGGCGAAAACCCGGCGCTTGTAGACTTGGGCGATATTGGAGCGGGTAATAAATGGTTAGGCGTCATTGTGCCTATGCGTGAAAAAATGCACCGCGGTCTACCCGATACGGCATGGGTGGCGTAAAACGGCATTGCAAGCCATAGGCGCGCGGGTCGCGCCTATCACTGGCAATGTTGCCAAACACGAAAGGACAAGATAATGATAAGGCACATATCTTTTGAGCAGACTAAAAAAGATTTTTTTCGTTTTACGGACGTTTTAGACGTCGGCGTCACAAATTATGCAACGCTTCGTCACCATCTAACCGAATTGCGCGCGGCGGCCATGCGCTTGTCAAATTTATCAGAACGTGAGTGCAACGGCGTGGTTGGTCCTGACGGCTTCGCAAAATGGGATGATAAAGACCAAGCAAGCGCGGACAAATCCCGCGACAAAGCTGAAAAGCGGGATTTGTATGCTTTAGAAAGCCTATTTGATAGCGAAACATTTAAGCGCGTCAGCGTCGAGTTTCAACCTGACCCACGCGGGCCGTCAATTATTTTGCACGTTGCAAACGGCCCGCAACGCGTCGCATGTTTTTGGTAAAAAAAGGCGCAAAACAATGTCACAAGACCAGCTCGCCGCCTTAATTATCTTCGGCCCATTCATGGCGCTTGCGCTTGTTTGCATCGTTTGTCTTGAAATTGAGCGTATAAAAGGACAATAAACAATGATTATCATAAACGAACATTATGCTATCGCCACGCATAGCAGCACAGAAAACGGCGACTATGCCGAAACTGGCACAAATTTTATGCGACAAGCTTTTACGTTCCGTGAATTGGTAGACTATATAGAACGCAATGGTTTTAATTGGGCAAGCGATAGCTATGTTGGCGAAGATTGCGGGCACATATGGCTAGAAACCGGGCCGGAGCATGATTATTTCACGGGCGAAGATTTATATAAAACTCTTCACTTAGCCACGCCTCAAGACGCGCGCGCGATCCGGTATTGGCGCAAAGCAATGGTCTATTGTGGGGTAATAAAGGGCAAAGCAGCATGACAGACAAAACATTGCCCGACTTTAAGTCAAAACTTGATCACATGATCGCGGTCTATGACAAGGCCGGGCCTATGGCGGAAGAACAAACGAAAACACTGCGCCAGTGTCGCGCAGCGCTTCAAACCGTCAATAGCATCAATGAGCGATTGGCAAGCGAAGCCTATCTATTGCGCGAGGACGCTAAGGGGTTGGCGCAAGTCATGCGCGCCGATCCGCGCGAGTACACGGACCCGCTTTGGCGGGACGTTATAGCATTTTTGGAAAGCTTTTAATTATGACAGCAGGCAAACGATACAATCAAGCTAAAATACTTGTGCCGTGGACGGCGCAAGATAAAGCAACGGCGCTTAGGATGAATAAAGACGGGCACACGGCGCGAGAGATTGCTGCCGTGCTTAAACGAACACGCAATAGCGTGTTCGGCTGGTTTAATCGGCAAGGGCTTCATACGGGCGTCATGAAAGCGCGCGCGAAACCACGCGAACCGAAGCCTGAGAAACCAAAAAAGCAAAAACCGCCGCGCCCATTGCAGAGCGTGCGGGTAACGTCTTTTCACCATTTCACAAAAGACGACCCGCAACGCTATGAGCCTTATCAACCGTTAGTATTTGAAGACTTAGAGCCCACAATGCGCTTAATTGACAGCGGGCAATCTCATTGCCGTTGGATAGCGGGCGAGCCCATAAGAGATCAAACGCTGATATGCGGGCGTGAGACGGACGGCAATTCATCTTATTGTGCGCTGCATTATGGTATCGTATACCCGCGCAAGATCGCGCGAGCAGTGAGGATTGAAAACAATGCACCCTGAAGACAAAAAGTCTATTTGTTGGCTAACAATGCTTTACGGCGTCTTATTGCTTGCGCTTTATCTGCTTTTAAGCGGTTGCAGCACGTCGCGAGGGATTGCAAACTATACGCCTAAAGCGTATGAAGAGAGCGCGGGCGTTTCTTGTCCTTTCGCCCGCTCCTCCCTAAACTTAGCCTCCGCCTGCGCGTAACGCGCAGGCGGGGGCTTTTTTATTTAACCAATGGAGAACGAACAATGAAAATACTAAAGACACGCGCCAAAACGCATGGCGACTACGTCGAGGTCGCGCGGATTGCACAAGAGCTTAAAAGAGTGATGCGCGCCGGGCCGAATTGGGCCAATTTGCCGTCATATATGCAAGAAAGCCTAGAGCTTGACGCGACAAAGACGGCGCGCATCTTGTGCGGTAGTGCATATGAGCTCGACCATTGGCACGATAAAGCTGGATATGCAACGCTTGTGGAGGGATTGATACAATGACGGACATTGTTGAACGGTTAAAGGCAAAGCCGCCAAAAGGGATTGTGACATCCCCTTTGATGATTGAAGCCGCTGACGAGATTGAACGGTTGCGCCAGCAAAATGCAGATTTGGTGGAAGAGCTATGGGGTATCGCACTTCACTCTGGAAGCAGGGAGGCGCGTTTTCAACTGATTACCGCCATCGCCAAAGCAACAGGGGGTGAGTGATGACTAAACTAATCAAACACAGTATAAACGCGCTTGAGATCGAAAACGCAGAATTGCGCAACGCTACAAACCTGCGCGATCAATTTGCAATGGCAGCATTAACAGGGCTTGCGAGCGCCGTTGGAACACCTCCTAGCATCGCGGCAATTGAAGCGTATGCTTTTGCGGACGCTATGCTAGTCGAGCGTGAGAGGCGCGACAAAGAGGAAGCGCTTGCAAAAGAGTATTACGACAACATGTTAAAAACGATTGAGGACACACTACAAGAGCAGATTAATGTTAAATCAATGGTGGATTGAGTATTGTCTGGAATGGTGCGCCGTCTTAGGCGGCGTTGCCTTCGTGTGGCCCCTGATCGGGATTTGCATAGACATTATTACACTGGAGCGAAGCTAATGCCAGAATATAAAGCGATGTATTTAGAAGCCTGCAATTCAGGTGCTCAACTGAGCAACGAAATTCTACATTTAAAAAAGGACAAAGACATACTTTACCAAAAAATAGATGACCTCCACGCAGCTATGCGGGAGATCATCCGACTTTCAAACAACGCAGAAGTTATTAACACAGCCAGCAAAGCAATTAAGGACACACAATGCTACACTTTATCGCAACAGTATTCTTTGCCGCTCTGATCGCGCATTGGCTTGATTGCCATCACTGATATTGATTATCCCATTCGTCTTCGTCTTCGTCGTCGTCGTCGTCGTCAATAGTGTCGAGCAACAAAGCGTCTACAGCGCCTTCTAAAATCTCAACACGGTCTTCGACGTCATAAGACAAAAACGTGGCGCCATAATCAACGGAGACGGACGCAGTGCCGTCTTCGTCAACATGC